AGAATTTCCAAAGCCCATCTGACAGTCCTCTTTATTACCCACTGACACTTAAACGTGCTAGAATCAGAAATAGGAAGGGTCCAACCAAGCTCTGCTAAAGCTTCATCCAGTGCCTGATTGAACCCATCATCGGATACCTTTGAGTAAAGGCTTCCCATTTTTGTTTTAGTTTTATCTACAACAGTAGCGGCGTCCATCGGCCCCTCCGTTATTCCTCTTTAGTTTCTCCCCCTTTCTTAGTCTTTCCCAATTTCTTCAAAGGCTTTGCAGGAGAAGCTTTTTTCTTCTCTTCAGAGACAGGCGGAGCTGAAGGTTTAGGGGGATCAGGCAAAATTTCTATATGACCTGTATTTGCCTCCAGCTCCGCTATAACGTCCCTGCGAGTTAATTCACTTGCTTCTTCCAGATTAATGATGGTGCCTTTAGGAAAGGCTCCCCTCTCCAGGTTACCATCAGGAGTAGTTCCTTTAGCCATAACCAAAGTTGTTTTCAGCTTCACTCTCTTAGGCAACTGCATCGGATACCTCCGTTGTTTCGATTAATCAACTAACCGCCATGAACCAGTTTGTAAGTGGCGTCCCTTTGATAGAGAACGGGCATTCCTTTATCTTGGACCCTAATCCACAATCCTTCCGGATCCCACTCCGGTTCACGGTCTACTTTCTGACCGTAATGGCGATCCAAGCCAAACGGAGACTGCATGAACTCCAATATCGGGCCGTCAACATTCTGAGCAAAGAACAGAACCGTGTCGTCCGGAACAAACTTCCTCGTCATTACGGCTCTATCTCGTCCGGCCTGGAAAGAAACCGAGAAAGCCGTATCAACAGTCACATATCCAGATTCGATAGACACTGCCGAAATGGTCTGCTCTTCCCAAGCTCCCGTGACCATATTGATAAGTCTCAACTCTTCGCCTACTACAAAATCACTCACGTCGTCAAGATAAATGTTGACGGTAGAGCTTGCAGTCACCGCAGCAGTAAGCCAAGCGTAAACCTTATACTTCTCGTTGTACTCAACAATGTTCGGAATACCGAACAGAGAACCTAAAACCATCTTAGGTCTTACCAAGAAGCTTCCTTCGCCAAAAGCGTTTTTCTGCAAAAGAGTCCTAAGACCAGGATCCTCAACCATGAGCCTCAGAGAATGATCGTTGATAATCATATGGGTGATCTCAGAGTTCGTATCATCCTGGATAGTCTCTTTGGCATCATAGATGTCAGACAAGATATTCCTATCTGCCCCTGAGCCCCACTTATAAGTAGAGCCAAGAGTTACTTGATGGGTAGACTGAATATCGTAATCTACAGAAAACTTAATGCCTCCGGTGCCCAAATAAGACAGGGTACCGTTCAAGAGGCATTGAGCATTCATCCATTCCCTTCTGCGAAGGCACCTATTTTTCATCTTGTACAGTTCACGAGCAAGGCGCATTTCTGCCCTTTCATAAGTAGCTCTCGTTCCGGGCTGTCTGAGGTTGTTCAAGAACTCCTCATCCATATACATCTTCTCCTTCCAGAAAGCGCACCTAGCTGAGTGTTGAGATACACCAGACGGAGCAAGCGCAGGAGCAACAGCACCGGGAGCAACGAAAGGAGTCATTCCAAGATTGCCAACGATTCCTTCCCACTCAATAGTATCCGACGGATAGTTCTTTGTCGGAAACAGACTTGAGAAGAAGGTTTTCGGAGGCTGCATGTCCTTGGACACAAGCTTATTAAGCGTCGAAAGACGAAGAACCGGAATATCGTTCAATCCTTTAGGCATTTCTAATCACCTCCCTTATCTCAAAATTAAATATTGACCGTCTGCAATGGCTACTGTAGTTCCCAAATCAGAAAGAACCGCAGAGTCATAATCAGTAAGCAGCCCAATGTAAAGAACAGCGTTTGCAATAACCACTGAAGTGAGAGCACCAGCAGCATTTTCGCCTGTTCCTGTATCAATGCTCTTGTCGAGAACATACTTAGCTTTGGTATACGGAGAAGACGAATCAGTCAACACATAAATGTTGGCCTCGTTCGCCACCGTATAGTTAGCATCAATAGCGTTAGTGAACTCGATCTTGGCCCTGCCAGTAGCTCCACTGTCCCTAGTGATAGCCGTAATAGCTCCACAATCTAAATACGTGCTATTACTATACGTAGCCGCCAACGACTGACCTACAGTAAACTTATAGGAGTCATCGTTAGTAACATAACAATACGTATTGACTCCCCCGTCCACAATAAGAGCAGCCCGCCCTTTCTGCTGAGAGACAAGATTTGAATACGTAGCAGGAACATACGGAACGATCTTGCCGGTTACAGAGTCAACAGCCACAATCTGCCCTGCAGGAACAGAACCATACCCTGCATGAAAAGTCTTCTGCAGGAAAAGAGCAATAGACCTTTCACTGTAGAAAAGCCTTTTATACTCAGATTCTACCCCTCTATTAAATTGAGGAATGTCTCCATAGGGTACCATAAAACTCACCTCCCTTACTGAGTCTTAGTATTTTCTTTAGTCGGCTGAGGAATGTAACCGAGCAGCCTATCAACCACTTTATCCTCTGCCTTAGACGCTTCAAGGTCTTCTTCAGACCCTTCAGCAGACTTGGACATAATTCCGCTTCCTTGAACATCTGCTTCCTTGAACTCTCCCCAATCTTTAATCTCTTCTTCAACAGAAGCAGCCCATTTAACTTCATCAAGCTTACCGTCCTCAACGAAAGAACCATAATCAAGCTGCTTCCTAACTTTGCTATGAAGTCTTTCGGGAATGTCGCTCTCAGACAGCTTTTTCTCAAAGATCGCATTAGCTGTAGCCTTCAAGCCTTTTTCCGTCAGAATAGCAAGGTCCTTCTCAAGCTTGGCGAGCCTATCAGTAGATTCTTTGCCATTATCTGAAAGTGTCTTGTTAACCGCTTCCAGTTCCTCAATCTTCTTGTCCTTTTCAGAAACAGCAGTTCCAACAGCTTCACCTACCATTTCTTTAAGTTCTTCCGAAAACTTCTCCTTAACCTCGTCAAACGTCAGATTCTCCATATTTTCTTCCTCCTTGTCATTACCACCTATAGACGTAAAAGTCAACGTCACATCCCCTAAGTTCTTATCGTGCAAGGCCAAAGACCTTGTGCTCGAATCCACGCCAAAAGTACAAACAGACCCTTCCTTGATTAAAGAACTTCTGATTATCTTAGCAGGGCCCTTCAAAGAGTAACCATTACTTTCAGCAGACTTCCCTTCAGGAACATCCTCTATCCCTAAAGGAACAGCACGAATACTGGCCTGATAAGGAAACCCGGCTTTAGAGTTTTCCTTAAACTGATTGGCATAGGTAGTATTCAAAAGCTGTATAGAAGGAAAAACAACCATTCCTTCTATGATAGAAGGCTTGCTCTCAAAACCGATCTTCCTGTCTGTCTCATGGTCTTCAAGAACCGGAAGAGTTTTAGAAGCAAACTTCATACCCGATACATCTATTGAAACATCTCCCCAATACCAATGTTTCATAGGCTTACCAGAATAGACAGTCATTTCTGCCTTTCCTTGGCCTTCTCCTTCTTTAGCCTCAGACAAAGAGACTGCGTTTTCCGCCTCCATAAAGAACAAACTATCTACAGGCACTTCCTTCGCCATACTATGACCCTCCTCACTCGCACCCTTCGATGTCTTCTTTAATGTAGGCCAATGTCGGTAAACACAAGCCTTTATACCTGAAGGATTAGGAGCGTGTCTGGCATAAGCCAATGCAGCCTTAGCCCTTTTAATTGTATCTACAGGATAAGTTCCTTTAGGAGCTCCGCCTGAAGGACCACAATAAGGGCCTTTATCATGCTTTCCAGCATTAGACCCACCTGGCTTTTTCCTATCCTCAGTTACGCCAAAGTGCTCATTGTGGTTTTTCATATCAAAGGACATATTATATCCTTCTTCCTTAATAACGCCAGGAATAGCCCTTAATCTTCCAAGTAGCGTTCCTAGAAAGGTTGTCAGGAACAAACATAAAAGAAGACACCATTACACCACCAGGGCATCCATTAGGCGAAGTTCCGCACTCGGTAGGCATAGTTCCATTGGGGAAGTAAACCCGGGTAGCATTTTTGCCGTTGGTAAGATTAAAATCAAATCCGGTGTCCCTCCAACTGTTACCATCATAGAAATAGACGGAAATAGTACCTGATGCTAAAGACTCTCCTTCTTTGGAAGAATTCCAAACAGTTCCGTTCCATTGTCTACCAGTATTAGCAACAAAGGTATGATAATTAAACCCTTCCACATCAATAGTAGCATTGGTACTATTATATGTA